ATCAAGGAATTCCAGTCTGTTAAAGGTTATTGTGATTATAAAATGGCACTTAAAAAAGTGGAGGACTACAAAGAGTCTAAGGTCATTGATGAGGCTAAGTACGATGAGTACACTGAGATGGTGAAAAACCAAAAAAATAAATATCAAATGGTTGTATAATACACTTGACATACAGAGTTTGATATTATAGAATAGAGACAAGATGGAAGGCAGACAGGTAGGTTTCCCCCTCCATATCCTACCTCTCCCCCTTCCTTCCATCTTTTCAATAAGTGAGGTGGTACATATTTGGACATTAGTGTAGATAACTTAGACTTTTATTACCTTACCCTGCGAGACACAACAGGTAACACCCTAGATTTCAACCTGAAAGATGAGTTAGCCATCAATGAGCAGAACCTGTTACAAGAGATGTTGGAACAACCTTCGAAATATATCTACTGGTCTTCTATATTAGAGACCCTGAAGATGTATCAAGAGGCAAAAGAGATCGAACTAGAAACAGTCGTTGCTAACCTTGATCCTCAAGCACGAAATGTATTAAAAGAATCGGATATTAAACCGACAAAAGACATGGTGGATGCGTATATTAAGCGACAGGAGACCTATACCACCAAGAAAAACGAAGTCCTGTATATGAGTTACATTGTCGGGCGTGTCCAACGTATTGTAAAGGCATTTGAGCAACGCAGTTCGATGTTGCAGTCTTATGGTAAACAAGTCCTTGAAAACAAAGCCTATGGGCATGGGGCAGGGTCTCGGATAGAAGACACACCTCCACCGTATGGTTATGACTAATTGGAAGGAGGTGAAATGAGTGAAAGACAAGATCGAATATTATATCGTCCTTGTATTTGCCTTATTCCTTTTAACCTTTGATATGCTGTACGATAAAATATTACTGACCATGCAAAACCAGATTGAATGGGTCTGTATCGTTATCGCACTAGGGGTTACCTACTTCTTAACAGGGCTTGCGATTACACGAATTTGTAGAAGAATTTACATGTTTTTTACGAAGTAAAAGGTTTTAAAAGTATTGACAATGGGTACACTGTATGTTAGACTAATCATACAGACCTTTTAAACTAAATATTACATAGGAGGAATTGACTACATGTCATTTTTAGACATCATCAATCAAGAACAAAAGCGGTTAGAGGCATCCAATAACAACGATAATGACAAGGTGAAATACCCGCAGTCAAAACACAAGCGTTTATTCTTTGATAAGGATAATCGTGACCTGTACATGCAAGTGCTCCCCGCAGGAGACCTTGTTAATCACTTTGCTTCACAGTTCCGTAAGATTTTCCTAACTGCCAAAAGTTCTACTGGTAAGGATGTAAAGTCAAATTTCGTACTTGACCCTCAATTGAATGAAGGATCACTACTCGAACGTAAAATCCAAGAGTGGGCATCACGAGGTATGATCCCAAGTGGCTTTGGTGGACAGCAATCCCCTAAAACATTACATCTTGTGAACGTTGTAAGGGTCGTTGTAGTTAACGGACAGTGGGTACAAGAACGAGACGAACAAGGAAATTTAGTGGTACGTCTTTTTGAAATGCCTCACTCAGCCTATACCACCTTTATTTCTAAACTTGGGAATAAACTATTGAATCCGAACAATTTGGATTTATCTTTTATTGACCCGAACCATGCTCACCCTGTACAGATTACAAAGCCTCGTAAAGGTGAAATGTCTTACGCTGTAGAGGTATATAGTTCCATTCTGTTACCTCCACTTGGACAAGGTTGGGAAAACCAGCTTGAAAATTTAGCCGAACATGTAGTTCCAACTGAACGTCTTGAAAACGGTCAAAAGTGGGTACAAGCCTTTATCGACATGAAGGAAGGTCGTAAGCCTAATAGCGGTGGTCAAGCCCAAGCAGAGAATGTAACACCACCAGTAAATAACCCTTATGCTCAGACTCAACAGGCACCTTATGGAGGTCAACAAGCACCTCAGCAACCTAATCCATATGCTCAGCAAACTCAGCAACCTAATCCATATGCACAGACTCAACAAGCACCTTACGGAGGACAGCAACCTCCTAGCCAACCGTCACAACAGCAACAGCAACAGTATTCGGGTGGACCGTTTAACAGCTACAATACAGATCAACAAGCACCACAGCAACAATACCAAGCACCACAACCGAATACAGGAGGCTATGATGCACTACCTGAGGAAATGTCAGTACCTAATCAACAAATGCCACCACAAGGCGTGACACCCCCTCAACAATCGGTACCACAGCCTCAAGCACAAATGCCGACTCAACAACAGACTCCACCACCTGTCACTCAGCAACAATACCAAGCACCACCAGCACCACAACCAACTCAGAACGCTAACTCTCTTAATGCTAATGGGTTAATGGATATTGACGCTATGCTTGAGAACGAACTAGGTAACGGCTCTATTTAATAAGACGGTACGCCTAGTGTAACAGCTAGGCTACCCTCTATTTTATATACATATTATAGGAGGAAGATTAAGATGTGGTCTTATTATGGTAGAAAATCAAAACTTGTTCACCTATACCCTTCACCTAAGTTCGACACTATCATTGAACCTTTTGCGGGTACCGCAGTGTACTCACTCTACGGGAATAACTGGCAAAAAGATGTTATTCTTGTAGAGAAGTATGAAGTTATAGTACGAATATGGAAATATCTTCAACAAGCGAAATCTGAAGATATTCTAGGTCTACCAATTCTCACCAAAGGCGAATCTTTAGATAATTTTCAACAACTCGCCCCGGAAGAAAAGTGGCTAATTGGCTTTTGCATTAATAGGGGATCATCTACACCAAAAAAGACAGCACAGAAATTTAATAGCTGGGAAAGTAATAGAGAAGTAATAGCTAAAGACCTATATAAAATTAAACACTGGAAAATACAAGAAGGTTCATACGAACAGCTTACCAACATGGAAGCCACATGGTTTATTGACCCTCCTTATCAGAAGCAAGGAAAGTATTATCGTCATAATGCAAATAGTATTGATTTTACACACTTAGCTAACTATTGCAAGAATCGTGAAGGTGAAGTTATTGTGTGTGAAAATATGGGGGCAGACTGGCTAGATTTTATCCCTTTATCGGAATTTAGAGGGCAAAAAAATAAAAATACTGAAGCTATATGGTATAAATAAATTTAATACATATTATAGGAGGAAAAATAAAAATGAAAGAACTTAAGCATGATCTACTTACAAACAAGTACACGAAGGTCTACCATGAACATGAAAACAAATATGGGGCACCTCACCACTTTACTGTTATGGCAACAGACTCAGATAGCACAAAACCCCTTGGAGAAGTCCATTTCCAAGAAGGACCCATCAAAGAGGTGGGTGTAAACGGAGTAGCTAATGAAGACCTTCTCCATATGGTCATTAGTCGTTTAGAACACTTCCAGCTAACAGAGTGGGCATGCCGAGAAAACGCACTTGCTCAGACGAAAATTGAAGAAGCTCTTTTATGGCTTCGTAAGCGTACTATGGGTAGAGAAAATCGAGGAGTAGAAGGTACACATAAGAAGTAAGACAAAATTACATAACGGAGTGAACGCAACTTGGCTAAAGCTAAAAAAACAACTAAAGCAAAGTCAGTCGATATTGACTTATCGGAGTTAGGGGAACAAGCGGGACTTACCCTTCTCAGAGATGCAGAGTTCTCTACCATATATGATCGACTCCCTTTGTTCATCCCTGCCATTGATCGAGCCTTCGGAGGCGGGTTACCTTTCGGACGTATGGTGGAAATAGCTGGAAAAAATGCAGGTGGGAAATCTACCTTATGTTTTCATATCGCACGGGTAGCTACGGCACTCGGATGTATTGTTGTTCTTGTAGATGTGGAAGGAACAGCAGACAAGGTACGTTTAGCTGAACTAGGGATTGACGTATCTAAAGTTCTGGTCAAGCAACCTGACGAAACAAAAGGTGTTAAACTCACTGTAGAAGAAGTCGGACGTACCATCGAAAGCAGTTTAGCAGTCTTCAAGAAGAAATTTCCTGATGTTCCTGTCGTCTTTATCTGGGACTCTGTAGGGCAAACACCGTCTGAAGATGAAATGGATAAAGACTTTGGAGACAAGAACGTAGGATCACGAGCAAAAGCTATTACTCAGTTTATCTACAAGATTGCTCCACAAATCGGGGAAACCAAATCCCTTCTTATTGGGATTAACCAAATCCGAAGTGATATTGGTGGAAACCCTATGTTTAAAACGTATAGTGTTCCGGGCGGTAATGCGTGGGAACATTACGCTTCACTCAGACTAGAGATTAAAGCCAAAGAAGCAATCAAGAAAGGTCAAGACCGTATCGGGCATACAATGGGTGTAAAACTTCGTAAGTCCAAAGTCTCTCGACCTTTTGTAGAGATAGACAGCTTTCTAATCTCCGACAACGGTATTGACTACGAGTATAACCTTGCTAAGACGGCTGAGAATGAAAAGATGTTACCTGTAGTCGGAATGAGTTATGAATATAAAGATCGTTTCGGTAATGTCCATAAACAGAAGAAGGACAACTTCATTGAATGGCTCAGGACACCTGAGGGGCAACCTGTTCGTGAAGAATTACTTAATCGTTTAATTGTAAAAGAATTCCCTAAAGGGTATACACCTCTTACCAATGAAAATTTAGATATTTCTCCGTGGATTGACAAAGTTGACCCGAATATGTTTGCCGACACCCCTACTCCTGTAGATAATCAGGATAACTCACAAACAGTCATGACCGAGGATGACCTGATTAATCAAATCGATGCCGAGATTAACAATGGTAAATAACCCGTGGTAAGGTTAAAAAAGGAAAGAGGCGATCCCTCCTCTTTCCCTACCTATCACCGAAGAAGGGCAGGGCGTGTACATATGAACAACCACGGAGACATTGTTGCAAACACTTTGCAGTACTACCGAGAACGTACAAAGGAAGACGACTTAACCGCACCGAAACCTTATCTTGAGATACAGAAGCACATTCAAAAAATTATTAAGTCAGGGAAGCGTACTCTTATAGACATCAAAGACTCCTATAGTATACAGACTGTCGTGATTCGCTTTGAATATGCAAATGATCGATGGGCATTAGGACGATCCATCTGTTACTTAGAGGGAGAAGAGGTCGAAATTCCTTACACAATCCATTATTCCGATATTTATTGCAAGAGACTCCATATAAAAATGATTGTCGAAGGTGAAAACCCTTATGACCAGAGACCCTAATAAGGAAAAGGAATATATGTTAAACGGCAACCGTTTCACAGTCAATACAGGCGAACAGACAGGAGTATTTATTCGAGATGTAGATAAACTCTTTTATCAATATAAGAACCTCCGTCAAAGCCTTTTCATGCAATACAAAGATTATTTAAACGATCCCTTCACCCAGAGTGAGTTAATGAGTTATATAGATGAGCAATTTGTACGCTTAGTTAAAGAGTACGATATAAACGGACCTGTTGATTTTCCGGGGTATATTAAAACGAAGTTAAACTACCGTGTCAAACATTCTTACCTTAAAGGGGAGTATCGAGACCGACAACGTATCTTCGTTTTAAAGAATGACTTTGATGTATCTAACCTTATCGCTCAAAACCCCGCTAATGATGAAGAGCTCGGGTATTATGAGGCTCTTGAGTACTCTCTCCACGGTATATCTCTTACAAGTCTTGAAAAAGATATACTGTTTTATATAATGCAAGAACTTACGGAGACACAGATTGAAAAGAAAGTCAAAAAGAAATACAGTAAAGACCGTTTAAGTTCTGCAACCATTCGTGAGCATATTGACCATTTAAAAAACTTTCTAAGGGAACGTCTTCATGATTCACAAAACTTTTAATTGTGCTATATTAAGATAGTGCAATAGCCGAAAGGAGTGTCATTTTTAAAATGACCGATAATAAAAATATCCAAACTGTTGTTGTACCTGCTGAGGCTCCAAGCATTGACAAAGCCTTAATTGTACGTTCTGTTGTCTACCTGATTGCTCTTGCTAACTACCTTGCTCCATTCGTAGGTTTACACCTTAACCTGCATGGTAGCGAACAAACGATTTATCAGATTGTTTCTGCTGGGCTTATGGTTGGATCATTCTGCCACGCCTACTGGAAAAATCAAAATATTTCCAAATTCGCTCGTATTGCATCTCAGGTGGTTAAACAGATCAATATTTTTGCAGGGCGAAACCCAGTTCCCGTCCCTAGTCAACCTGTAGCACCAACACCTAAGCCTGTACAAGAGGCTCCTAAGCCTGTTACACCTGCTCAACCTGTAGCACCTGTACAACCTGTAGATACTAAACCAAGTGAACCAACAGCTTCTCAGCCATCTCAAGATGTGACTCCGAAGCCTGATAATACAAGTTCAAAATAAGTGAACGAATAGAAAGGAGAAACATAATCAATGCCTACTAAAATTACAGACCTTATCCAACAACCAACTGTTACCGTAAGTGATGGAGAGTATCTTATTCCCTCTACTGACCCCGCAGGTTATGTTCCGACCTACAAAGATAACTCTGACATTGTAAATGGTCAATACCTTTACAAAGTCGTAGGTGTCGGTACAGCAACCGCAGGTGTTTACCCCGAGTACCATATCGTTGCTGTAAATAACAGTGCAGATGGTAAAACTTATGTGAATGACACAGCCAATCCTATTGCGATCCAAACCGCAGGTAAAGTAACTTATATGCGTGGTCGTAACAACGGTGATTGGAAAGATGCTTACCACGGTGGCGGTTATGCAATCGTTAACAATATTACCGCAGGGGAAGAAGCTCGGGAACTATTGAAAGCCTTCTTACAATATGTGACCGAAGAGTACTCAATGGGTGTTAACGATTACTATATCGATTCAACTTATCAATAATCAATAATTTTGAATTGACAGAACAATAACAGCTATGTTACAATTAAGAAGAGGTGATTACAGCCTCTTCTTTTTTTATTTCAGTTCTATATCTGTCAAGCAAAACTTTTTTAAAATTTTTGGTAATATCTTGTTGACGAACCAATACTAAAGTAGTATGATAGAGACAAGTAAGTTATACATAAGTTAGAGAGGAGGGAACATATGAGTGGTCAAGACGAACCTTTTATTGTTCGAGTCTTCGTACCCCCATCATTTGAGGGAGTCGGAGCAGTAGCAGTCCTTCAAGATATTGTCTCACCTGCTACAACATTAGATATACGCTACGTTAGAAGCCTTCATTTTAACGATTTTAGGGACTTTAGTGGGGCGACAGTAGTATTGTTATTGGGGATCGCTTACAACGGATACACGCTATCTGAGGCGTTCTATGAGGAGGTTGATAATCCTTTTACTGACTTTATTCACTTTTGTACTTATGGTGACGAAGTTAACGGGAAACATCTTACTTCGAGTGTCACAGCCGATAAAGACCCGATTAAAGTGCTTTATGATTATTTAAAACTTTTTCCTGAATCCAGTCTCCTTGCAAAACACAC